GGCGGCGTGTCCTCCCGGCCGATCCTGCGTTTATCGAGCGCGTTCATGTCGCGCTCGCGCTCTTCGAGCTTCTCGTGGTCCTTGATCGTCCGGAGCCGGCCTTCGTACTCGGCATCCATACGATCCCACTGCTCGCGATCTTCCGCGGTGAGCTCGCGGTCCTCGTCGTGGGCCTTGATGCTCAGCGCAGTCATCTGCGCATGCAGCTCGGCGTTTTTCTTGCGGAGTTCTTGTGCCTTGGAAATGAAGGGCATGGTCGCACCTCTGACCTTTCAAAGGTGACGACCATAGGGAGGCCTGCTCTCGGTGGGCGCCACGACCGGGCTTTTCAACCAGACCAGGAAGCGCTTGGCCTCGCTGGGCGGTCACGGCGCATGGCGCCGAAAAACCCGGAGTGTGGATTAATTTTTCAGCGCGCCGCCAAATCCATCAGGTGTAGGCGACGCTTTCTCGCCTCGAAGTGTATATCAACGGCGGCGCGCTGTCCAGATTTCTCCTCTTCGATGTGCTTCTGCCACTGTTCGAGCGACCGGAGGGCAATATCGGTCTGCGGGTAGGCCGGGAAAGTGACGCCCGGACTCACCTCCTGCAGCGTGAGCTTCTTCAGTGTTCGGATCTTCGTGCCATCCGATTCGGTCGACCACTCGTCCGATTCGGTCCAGAACCCGAAGCTGCAGCCTGTCACGTCGCCACGCTTCAGGCTGACCATCCGGTCCTTGAACCAGGTGGTCAGGGGGGGGGTGTTCCGGAAGGCCAGGCCCATCTTGTCTTCCTCGAGCTCCAGCGTCTTGGCGGCCAGGCGACCGAGCACGAGATTGCTGTCGTGATTCCAGAGCGCCCGGATATCATGCTTCTTGAGCGTCTCGGCGAAGGCCCCGGGCTCGATTTTCTCCTTGAAGCCACCGAGGTCCTCCGAGAGCTGGTTGAAGACGGCAATGTGGCCCTCGAGGCGCGGCGCGTCATCGTCGCCTGTGAGCCTGAGCTCCATCGGGAACGTGCGGATCTCTTTCTTCTTCATCAGGACCTCCTCTATCCAGCGTAGCCAGACGCAAAATCGCATACAGGATCAACTGCTGAGCCAATTGGCGAGCCATATCTTTGAGCGCTGCTCGGTTGATTTCCTCAGGAAGGTTTCGCTCGTAGGACATGGAACTCCTCATCTATCCAGCGACGATGTCGCATTCGCAGCCCGAGTGAAGCGGCGGGTGACCGATGTTGTCCGATGGGGTGAGCGGGCCGTCCGTGCCCTCCCCGCCGTCGACCCCCTGCCCGGCGTTGACGAAATTCTGCTGCACGCCGGCCACCTGGCCGTCGAGAGACTCACAGAATGGGCAGGCGGCGGCATTGGCCATCCAACGAAATACCGTGACACCGGCGGCGATCATCGCCACCTTGGCGATCGCGGCCATCGCCTGCGTCGCTTCCCGGGTGGCGATCTTCCCCGGCCGCTTCTCGTTCCACTCGGTGAGACGCTGCCGGATGGACTCGGAGACCTGTTCCTCGTCCCCCTCCTCCATGAGCGCCTGGAGCTGTAGACGGCTCTCGGAGGCCTCACGGACGCCGAATTGCCGGATATAGTCCTCGACGAAGCGATCGACCTGCGGGTCGATCTGACGGCTGTTGGTGCCGATCCCGAGCTCGTCCTCCATGGCGGCGGCAATCAGTTCAGCGTAGTTCCGAATAACCGGACGCATCCGCTTCGAGGCCCAGCCTGCATGCTCACGATAGATCTCGTCGATCGCTATCCGGAGGCTCTTGAGATCTCGGCGATTCGGCGCGGCCGAGCGGAGCGTCTTCTTCAGTTCGGCCTCCACGAGGGCGATTTCTTGTTTGATGATTCCTTGCGCCCGATCTTCGATGACGGCGCGCTGCGCAGCCTTGATCTTCCGCCGGAGCCGAAGCCCGCGCAGGCCTCGGGTGCCCGCCTCGCGTACATCGCGCGGCTCCGGGGCCCGGGGCTCGAGCGGCAGCTCGCGCAGCTCGTAGTTGCCATCCGGGTTGCGGCCGAGGAGGACCACATTGCCGCCACGGAGCCCGACCGAGCGCACCGGTGGGGCTTTGGCACCATTGCCAGCGAGATCCTCCGAATCCATCATGTTGAACGGGGTCAGGTAGATGTCCCCCTGGTCTCCGATCTCCGGCCGGTTCTCCATGTCGAGGACGTCGTTCGCCGAGAGCCACCCCCACTGCCGGCCTAGCGAATAGAACTGCCCGCGCGCCGCAGCGTCCCCGCGGAGCAGACCGTCGATATTGAACTCAACGAAAAAGCGGGTCCGTTCCTCTCGGCTGAGCAGCTTCCGGTTCATCTCCTGTTCCCACCGGACCAACCAGGGCCGCAACGAGTGAACGATGAACTCCAGGCTCTGCTGCTCGATGTTGCTGAAGGTGGCGCGCTCGAGGTCATAGAGCAGATGCGGCGGAACCTTGAACCAGCGGGCGATCTCGCTGACCTGAAATTTACGCGTCTGCAGGAACTGGCCGTCTTCCGGCTTGATGCCGATCTCCTTCCAGGTCCAGCCCTTCGGCAGGATCGCCGGCTCATGCCAGTTCTCCGTCCCCCCCACTGTCGAGTGCCAGCGTTCCTTGATGTTCTTCCTCAGGTCGGCGTTGAGGTTGGTGAGCGAGGTCTCGATGACACCCGGGATCCGGCCGCCCCGGGAGAAGAGAGTCGCGCCGTATTTTTGCGCCGCCAGGCCGAGGCCGATGGCTTCGCGCGCGGCGCCGATCACCGACCGGCCCTCGAGGCCGTTGAAGCTGAGCCCGGGGATATGGAGGATCTCGCTCGCCGCCACCGGGCCCTCATTGGTGCCGTTCTCCGCGCGAACGTCGTAGACGAGGCGGCCCTTCAGCCGGCGCGCCTTGACTTTATGCTCCAGCAGGGGCCAGAGCTCGCGCGCGCGGCCCATCCGATCCCGCCGAATAAATGCATAGGCGTTGCCATGCAGGACGGTCTTCGCCTGCATGCACTCGCGCCCGAAGAAGGAGCTGAGGTCCGGATTCCATTCGTTGTGGACGACCTCCATCAGGTCGTGTTCGATGGCCTTGCGCCGGCCGCGGGGCTGCTGGCGCTCATAGATCGCCAAGGGCAGGGAGGCCACCGCCTCGGCCAGGACCCGAGTCGCGCACCACACGGCGCCAAGCTGGATCGCCGTATTCTGCGTGACCGACATCCCGGAGGCCGACAGTCCGCCGCCCGAGGCCCAATCCACCAGCCACTGGGCGGGATTACTGAAGCTGGTCGCGGGGTTCTCGAATGAGCGGGGGGAGAAGGAAAAGGCTTTCGCCAGTAGGCCCATTTTCAGCCTCCCACAGTGGTTGCCCGACTACCGATCAGGATGAGCGAGAGTCCGAACACGATCAGGGCGGCGCCTGGGTGGTAGAGATAGGCGCCGGCGCATGTCGCAAGTACGCCGATGCCCACGACCAGATCAGCAACCCCGCCGCCTCGATGTAGGCCCTTCGGTTGCTGCGTTTCGTCCGGCATTCGGCCTCAATAAGCGAAAGGGGCCGTTATGGTGTTCGGCCCCGAACGGCCCCTTATCGCTACTCCGGCCCATCGCCCGGGACACATGAACACATCTGTCGCTTCTATTTTACACACATTCGCATCGTGCGCAAGCTATGCATCCATGGAGTCAATTCGCATATCCTCGACACTGGTTTCACCAACGATCATCCTGCTCAGCGCCATGACAAGTGCGACGATACCGTCGATCCGCTCCCGGCTCTTCTTCTTCGACGGCTTCCAGTTGTCAAAGGTATCGACGTCGAGGCTGACGTTGTTCGCGCACCAGGCGAGTACCGGGTGGCCCCCATGTCGGATCTGCCTCCTCCGGTAGAGCGCATCGAGCTCTTTCGTCGGCGCCGTCATGCGCCCGAATCCCTGGCTGACCCGGGCGACGACGAAACCGTCCTGCTGTTCCAGCTCCGTGATCAGCTTGTGGGCGTTCCAGGCATCAACCGCGATCTCCTGGATAAGAAACTCACTGCCGAGGTCCTGAATCGCCTTCCGGATCGCGCCGTGATCGACCGCATCCCCTTCCGTCGCGGATAAGGATCCCTCCTCGCGCCAGAGATCGTAGGGCGTGCGGTCCTTTCGGCTCCGCTGCACGATACCCTCCTCGGGACACCAGAACCAGGCGAGGACATCGTAGGCCGGCAGTGGGTCTCCGTACTCCCATCCGGGGATCACCGGAAGACCATCGGACGTTTCGGATTCCTGCTCCGTCGGGTAGTCGGGTGCTTCGGGCCGGATGGTGGAGTCGAACACCAGGACCAGGGCGGAGAGATCGGTCACGGTCGAGAGATCGAGCCCGGCGTAGCATGGCCGACCCCGGAGTTCCTCCCGCAGCTCACGCCAATCGTAGGCACCCCGGCATGCCTCCCACTTCCCCTGGTCGATCCACCGCTCGGCCTGGTGGAGCCACTCGTTGAGGTGCAACCGGCGGAATGAGTTCTGGAACGCCGGCGACTCCTTCGCCTCCCGGTACTCGGTCTCCAGGTATTCACGGGAGATGGAGACTCCGAGATTCGGGTTGCACCGCTTCCAGGCGCGGCGGCTCTCCCAGCTCTCCTTGTCCTTGAGGGCGAAGACGACCGGTAGGAACGTATCGTCACGGGCAACACCGTCCAGGATCGCGAGCGCGCGATCGTGCATCTCGCCACAGATGGTCTTTTTATCGATCCCGGCGGTTGTCATCGCAAACGTGAGCGGCTGTCGGCGCGCACCCCTTCCCGTGCGGAGTATGTCCCAGACCGCCCGGTCGTCCTGGACGTGCAGCTCGTCGAAGATGATGCCGTGCGGGTTGAGCCCATATTTCGCCGGCACGTCGGCGCTGAGTACCCGGTAGTACGATTGAGTCCCCGGGACAAAAATCTCCCTCCGGTAGATCTCGCTGCGCCGGAGAAGCCCAGGACTCCCCCGGCCCATCGCCGCGGCCTGGTCGAACACAAGGGCAGCCTGAGATCGATCCGCTGCGAGGGAGTAGATCTCGGCGCCCGGTTCATCGTCGCAGAAAAGAAGGTACAGCGCGACCCCGGCCGCGAGAGTGGACTTGCCGTTTTTTCGTGGAATCTCGACGTAGCAGGTGCGATAGCGCCTGAATCCGTCGGAACGTCGGCGCCAGCCGAAAAGCGGACGGATGATCCGGTCGCTCTGCCAGCGGGCGAGGCGAAACGGCTGGCCGGCCCATTCCCCTTTCGTGTGACGGAGATAGCGTGGAAAAAACTCGCAGGCGCGATCTGCAGCGACGGGA